CATTTTAAATAATGTTAGTATGACTATATTACAAAATTTGCTATAGACATACGGGCATAAAACTTAGCGCCTTCACGGAGAAGTTTCTTGCCGTAACGGGTCAGGATTCCCTTGCGAGGGCAGAAGCTCTCAGGATCCAACACGACTGGCGTTTGGGTCAAAGGCACATAAGGACAGTAGAAATAACCGCTGTCAAGGTAGCTATCGCCTTTGTAGCCCATGAGCAACTGGTTGCTCTGGAACAATGGATCCTTGTACAGTCTCCAGCGATTGTTCACGGTGCCCACATACTGGATGCCCAGGGAGCTGGTGAAGGTTTCGGAAGGAGCTGGAGCAAAACCTGCGGTTGCGGTTTCAAAGATCGAGGCAACTTCTGGGGAAGTTACGATGAAGTTTGCGCCACCACGCAGAGTCTTACGATGGATCACGGAGGAGATTTCAACGATCTTCACATAGAGAGATTCGTATTTTTCCTTGATCGTGTCACCCAAGCTGGTGTTGAAATCCCAAGCAGTCACAGTACCGGCGTTTGCACGCAGATCCTGCAGAACTTCACGGTCGATTTCAAGGTTGATTTCCTGAGCAAGAACTGCGGTCAGTTCTGCTTCTGCGTCCAGGTTGTGCTGGCTGCGCAGATCCTGTTGTGCTTCGTAGGACCATACAGCCTTGAGCTTACGGGTCTTGGCAGTAATGTCTTCTGATTCAACAACGAGGTTGATTTCAGGAAGGTCTTGGTTACATTCGAGGTTGGCTTCGTAGCTTACAACAACGCTGTTGGCGCCTGGATCACCGCTCCAAGTGAGAGTCAATACGCCAGATGTCAGGTTAATTGAACCTGCAGATGCGGTGTATGTCGGAGATCCGATTGATGTAAAAGTAAAAGTTCCCGAGGAGCTTACGCTAAATGTCTGAACTGCGGTGGTTCCATCATAGATGGTTCCTGTCATAGTTCCAGCCAAAATAGGAGTGCGTTCCAAGGTGAAGCTGGAGGTTGTGTCGCCACCTGCATCAGTCTGAGTCTCGTTCTGTACGAACTGGTGAGAGTAGAAGATGTCAAGGTTGGCGGTACCATCAGCCTTCTGCATCAAGCTGTTTGCATCATCTCCTGGGAAGCCGCTGTTGTTGTCAGCGCCACGGGTTGCACCCTTGTTGGAGCTATAGCGGAAGCGGAGATAGTAAACAAGGCCGGTAGGTCCAAGCAAAGGCTGGACGGATACGATCTTGTTCGCAATCAGCTGTGGGTAGATACGGCGTACCAATGGTATGCTGATTCGCTTGAACTGTGCGATATCGGCGGTGTCGGTTGACACTTCATTGATGAGCCTTTGGTTTTCGAGAAGAACTGCGGTGGCAGCACGAGTGTAACGGTCTTCGATACCTTCGAGGAGACCAGTCTTTGCCCAGCGTCCTTCTAACTCTTTTGCTTCGTTAAGAAAGCGTGCGTTAGCGTTCATATTTCAGTTTACCTTTCAGTTAGAAAAATCCTTATTGAACCTTCTTGATGCCCGAGAGAACCAAGATCTGGTCCAATTCTGGGTTGTTGGTGGTGTTGGCATTTTCCGCAATGACAACTTCCTGTTCCACAACCTTGTTTCCTCTCCCCGTTACATTCTGTGCCTTTGCGACTCTTTCATTCTGTTCTGTGATCACTTCAGACTTTCTGTTGGACTCAACCGCCTTCTTCTGCTCTGTGATCAAATCTTTAGCATGGCGGAAGCTCTCGTTGAGCTTGGTGTTTTCAGTGGAGAGCCTGATGTTTCTGGCTTCCATGATTCGGAGCTGTCCCTTGAGCTCTTCAATCTGCTTGGTTGCTTCTTCAACCTTCGCTGAAGAAACATTGTTCACTTCGTCATCGGAAAGATAATTGCTGGTGAGGTCAACAATCTTGTCAAGAACAACCTTGTGTTCTGCAAGGCGTGGATCACTGACGATGTCCTTGCGGGCTTGTTCGTAGATTTCTTGTCCCTTTACTTGAAGGAACTGATCAACCTTGTCAACAATGTATTCCTTCATCTCGTTGAGCTTCTTGTCGTACTCTTCATAGAGTTCAACTTCCAGGGAGCTGTTCTTAGACCTTTCGGACTTCAGCATCTGGTAGGCTTCTTCATACCCTTCTTCAAGGGCTGCCTTGTATTCATCGCCCTGGATGTCAAGGCGGTTGCGCAAGTCGGCGATGATTGCGTATGCTTCTTCGTAGCCCTTTTCGGCAATCTTCTCGGCTTTCTTCATTTCCCCAGAGAGCTCGGTGTACGCTTCTTCAAGCTTCTCATTGTACTCCTTCTCAAGGCCAATTTTGGCGCTCTCGAGCATCTCATTGATGGCCGAGGACACTTCCTTCACATCGGACTCTGGTAGGAGTTTCTTGATTGCTTCCATAATTTTATTCATTAGCCTATCCTCACTTTGCTAGTGTTTCGTTTTAAGAAATAATCAAACAATTTTGTTCTTGATGCTCGTTGTTTGATCCTCGATAATCCCACCTAAGCAAGCAATTAACG